AAGAAGAAGAACTTTCTCCTGGTGGGGTAAAAGTAAAGCTATCACTATCATTTGCTCTAGCATCTAAAAATGTTTCTATTTCATCTGATTCTGTTTCTGAGACATTAAAAGTAAGTTGAAAAATTTTTGGATTTTGATGTTGAGCTAAACCAAATAAAATTCTATGTTCATAACCATCTGCAAAACGAACTGTTCTAGTATTAGGTGCTGATCTTTTCTGTTGACCATAAGTAGGTTTAATTGAAGGAAAGGTAGCCATTATGCGAGTAATCCTCCTGGTCTTTGTTGCTGTATTATTTCAGATTGTACTGCAACTGAGATAAGACGACCAAGCTCTTTGCCCTGCTCTTCATCTCCCTGCACATTAGAACCAGAAGCATCTACATTTACTACAATATTCGTTGAACCCATAGCATGATTTGGAATTATAGTACCTGCTCTGTCAGGAACAAAAAGTTCTGGACCTCTTTCTCCTACTAATGAAGGTCTACCAACAGGAGGTCTGCCACCATTAGCAAAACTGTTCATTGTAAGCGTACTTGGATCAGTTGGTCCTCGATTAAAACCTGCAAAAACATCAGTAGTTCCAGCACTAAACATATTTCCAAACATCCCAAGGATTCCTCTTGATATTTGTGCAGCCATCATTTGTGCAGCCATATCTAAGAAATGATCTGCTATACGCATAAACATATTTCTAAACGCATCTTGAACACTCATTGTTCCTTTTACTATTCCTTTAAATGATTCTTCAAAAGCACCTCCAAATGCTTTGGCAAATTCTACCGCTTGAAATCTCATATCATTTAATTTTTCCATTTCTTTGTTTAAATTAACCAATGCTGCCTTCATAGGATCAGCCATAATTATGGATTGCCTTAATAACTCTTCACTGATTTGTTTTTCAATTTCTAACTTATCTATTGCAAATTCATGTGCTCTTAATTGTTCTGCGGTCATTATTTTTGTATTCACTAATCCTTTAACTTTTAATTTTTCTTCTATTTTTACAAGATCCATTCTTCTTTTTAAAACAGTTAAATCTTCACTTCTCATTGTGAGACTTTGTTTTTCTATCATTAATTGATCTTTCATACTAGATAATTCAAAATCTCTTCTCTCTTTAATAAGCCTTTGTAAATCTTTTTCTACTTGACCATCTAATCCTGCTTCATTCATTCTTCTTGCAAGAATATCTTTTTCAATCCTTCTGGCATATTCTTCAAAAGTTTCGCCATCAATTTCTGGAATAGGATTAATCATATTAGCAATGGCTGAAAAAATATCTACGTCTCTTTTAGCTCTAAAATTGCCTATACCAAATTTTTCCATAGCTAAATTTCTTGCCTCAATCTTTGCATCTCTTCTTACACCTATTTCAGTAGTGTTGCCTAAAGTATCATTTACTATTTGTAAAAACTTTGTCAAAGGTCCAGCCACAAGTAAAGTTATTCCTGTTCCTAATTTTTGTAATTCATTGGTAAATTTTATTGATTCCTCTCCCAATTCTGTAATAGTTTTTCTATTAGTATTAAATGTTTGATTAAATCTTTCTAATACTGCTTCGGCTGCTACTCCTTCTAAACCTAGATCTTTTAATGTAGAAATAGTATCTCCAAAAGGTGTGTTAGCTGCTCCTATTTTTTGAGTAAGTAAATCAACATTTTTTATTGGATTTCTTAATGCCTCTCCTAGCTCTCTAGCTGATTGAGCTAACCTATCAAACTGAGCACCTACAACTGTACCTACTAAAGATAAGGCAAAACCAAACTGACCACCTTTTGCACCACCAGCAGCACCACCAGTTGCACCACCAATAGATGCACCCAAACCCTGTCCAAATAATAAAGGAAATGCACCACCAATAAGTGCATTAGATTGTGCTTGTCGCATCCTATTTTGAAAATCTCTTCCTCTTCTTACTCTTAATAATCTATCCTGCCTTCTCTGTATTCTTCTTTGTTCCATTATAGAACTTTGGACTTCAGCAGAGACTTGTGGACCTTGCATTATCGGAGATGCCTGTCCTGGTCCTATCGGTCCAGCATATTGATTAAATAACGATTGTTGATTTTCCATCTTCATTCTTCTCAACTCAACATTTTGTTTATTAAGTTGTTTTGTTCTTTCCTTTGCTGCTTCTGTCTGACCAATCTCCATTTGGAACAATTTGTCCTGTATAGCCATTCTTTCTCTTAATGACCTCTCAATATTTACACTTTGTCCAAATAAACTTTGACCAGGTATTAATGAAGAACTCGCACCTGTCACTAATCCAGTATTAGGAAAAGGAGAAACAGGACCAGCAGCAGAACTATATTGATTTGCACCTCTTGATAATTTTCTTCTTCTTCTTGCAATAGATTTTGAAACTGGATCTGAACCAACACCAGAACCAGGTAAAGGCATTTTTCCTGTACCTCTTAATCTATTAAGCAATCTATCTCTTTGCTCTAATTCTCTATTTAGGTCTTTTTCTGCTTTAATTAACTGTCTTGCAGCTTTTTCTTGCATTCGTGTGCCAGAAGCTACTGCATCAAAATTTCTTTTTGCTAATGCTAAATTTCCACTTAAATTATCAAAACTTTTTACTAAAGCACCAACTAACGCTTCTTGTACCTTTACAAGTTCATTTACTGCTTGTATTTGTCTTGAGCTAGTTTGTAATTGTTTATTAAACCTAGTTATCTTCTCACTACCCTTAAGAGCAACAGTAATATCGACAATATAATTAGCCACTTACTATAAAAGTTAAAACATTTTCTCTATATTACCTTCTTTTGCCTTTTAAAGCACTACTTCTTTGTGCTTGTTCTTTTTGTTTTTCATATTCTTCATTTTCAATTTCTGCAAAAGCAGCCCAACCTATCATTTCTTCAATGGTCAAAGTTTCACATAGTTCAGCTACAGTTTTATGTAACTGCTTTGCTAGTCCATAAATAAACTGCCAATCTTTATTTGCTTTTTAAATCGGCTTTAGCCTCTTTTACCTCCTTATCAGCACCAGCACTTATCATTGCTAATTGTATTTCTTCAAGAACAGATGCTTCTATTTCTCTTCTTAATGAAGCTTTATCTCCATCTTGAAAAAGTTTTGTTCCCTCTTTATCTAATGCTTTTTCTATCATCATTTGTAAAGCATAATCATTAGCATCATTACTATTAGATTTTTTTTGTATTGCTTCTCTCTCAGCAATAGTTAATGGATGCCAATAGACAGTAAGGATAATCTCATCATCTTGTTTGATGTCATGTTTATAAAGTTGAGAAACACCAAACTTGTTTCTTAACAGATCAACTGCTCTAGTCATATATAAAAGTAATATTACATTACTATACTACGCATTTGCTGTGAATTGGCAAGATATTAAACCAAGAAAGTGTGAAGAATCATCTAAAGGTATAGGAGAAGGACCAACAATATCTAAAACTCTAGGTTTACAACTAAAGGTATCTGTATAACCAGAAGCATTAACAGAAGTAAGCCCATCAATTACAGCCTCCCCTAATTCAGACAACACAGAACTACCTTTTCCTCTCGGAACATAAACATTACACTGAATTACACCAGAATAAAAATCTTGTGATGCTCCCTGTGTTTGAGATGTGGATTGTGAAAAATCAACCGACATAACAATATATTTTTTAGTTTTACCAGGTGTTTTATACACCATATTGTCATAAATCATTTCAACAGTTGGGTCTATATCCGCTACTGCATCTGTTACTGCTTTTTCAAAAGCTGCTCTGGTGTTAACTAAAGTCATAGATTAGTGTAATCAACAAATTCTCTTTCTGGATCAGCAAATGGTCCAATACCACCTTGACCACCTTTGAATCTTCTACTTGCAATATCAATTTTAGGTCTTTTTTCAGTAAATATTGCATTAACAAGTGGTCTTAATTCACCTTGAATAAACTGAGGAATTTTGCTTCTTTTAGAGCCTAAAGCACTAGCAGCATATTCTGACCTATTTCCAATATAAACTTTAGAATAAATTTTAAAATTAAATTTAATCTTATCTAAAAATCTTGGAAAGACTACTGCACCTGGAGATGTTTCACCTGCATAAGTTGGCTCAATATTATTCCACGGAGCAAAATTATATCTATCTTGATCTGCTCTAGGTCTTTGTGTGCTGGCTGTCCAACTTGAAGCAAAAAAACCAGTATCAATAGGACTTACTGGATCATTTTCTGACGATAACTCAAGTATTGTAGCTCTTACAAAATCATTTAAATCCTGTTCTAAATTACCTATTAAGTCTGATCCTGCATTACCAACATCTCTAGGTTTAGCCATTAGAACCTCACTAATAAAATAAACAAATAGGTTTGTCCACCTTGTTTCGTATCTATATTCATTATCTGTGCTACTTTGGCAGATCCAGCATAAGTTAATGTAATTTCATCATCAAAAGTTGGTTGATTATCTCCTATTAAATCAGGTGTAATATATATTTTTGCTTCTCTTCTTTCTCTACCATTATCTTCAGCAGATTGTATAAATTCTACAGGTGCTTTTAAGTCTGAATAAGTCGTATCAACAGTAATATTTTGTCCTGTTTCTACGTTGTAACTAGAAAGTCCTTTTTTTGTATAAGTAATAGTTGTATCGAGAGAATCTCCCAAAGTTGCAACTATATCTTTAGCAACACTTTTTAATAATGAATCAAGTTGTCCTGCCATTATCCTCTAACCACCCTCATCTGAAAAGCACCTGCTCCACCTAGCATATATGCTCCAAGATAACTTTGTAACCACGGGTAAACATCCAT